TCATTCGAATTTACCGTACGCTTCGCCAGTCTTGGCGTTACGGACTGCTACATAACCATAGCCGTTGCCACGTGGCTGACGAACGTAGACGAACTCGTTGCCCCGCGACCAGGCATCATACTTGATCACGCTGCCCGCCGGCAGAACCGCAATTGTGGATGCACTTGGCCGTGCGCCCCAACGCAGGTGTAGAGCCGTGTTGCTGATAAACTTGCCATCTTCGGCGTGCCAGGTGTCGCCTAAGTTGTCCGTCCACGTGGTCTGCGGTTTAACGACCGGCTTAGCCTGGTCAACCTTAGGCTGTGGCGCTGGTGTAGGGTTGGCAACGTTGGCTTTGGCAAACTTGTCCCAAGCCGCCGCGTCCAGGTACCAGATAGACCGGTCCATGTCGCCACCAGTGAACTGCCAACCAGTCAAGAACTTGAAAGCTCCAGTCTTTGGAGTGTAGTTAGGCAAAGTCCAGCTATTCCAATTCATCGAAGCATACCAAGCGACCCACAGTGGGCAGACATCCGCACAATTAGCCACCTGCCAGATAGCAGATTCCTGGACATAGATCGCTGGCCAGACACCAGTCAAGCGATGCACTTCTTCGACGAAATGCCGGGCCCAATTGGCGTTGCCCCAGCTAGCATTCTGGTAGGACTCCCAATCAAGGATCAGGACACCTTGACCGACATAGTTCCGAATGTTGTTGATGAAAAATTGTGCTTCAGATACGGGATTGCCGCCACCTGCGTAGTGATACAGGCCCCGCAGCTTGCCGAGTTGGCCTGCCAGCTCCCACTGGTGATTGCACCGAGGATTGACATAGCCAGTCCCCTGCGTAGCCTTGACAATCACGCCATCAGCGTGCGGATCCCGAATGATACTATCAGAGCTTCCACTATAAACATCAACGGTATATAAAGGCATATCTATCCCTCCTAACCTTTTGCTTGCATGATTGAGCCGTCAGTCACGAGGAGCTTGTCGGCACGGTTAGGTGCCGTCTTGATGGCTTCTTTAACCGGATCAACTGGCTGCTTAGTTGGCGTCAGTGGTGACTTCTCATAAGCCGCCTGAACCATTGCTTCAATCGCGTTGAGATCAACGTTTTTGATCCCCTGCTGTTCTAGCGCTGTCTGGACAATCTGTGTTGCTTGACGGAACTTCTCGTGCCCAGCCATATCTTTACCCACCAACGAGGCAACAGCCGTGTCTGCAAGTTGTGCAGCATAAGACCAGGCAGCACGTGATGTTTCGGTCTTGGCGCGGATGACCTTAGTATGGATAAAGTTTTGCAGTAGTTTCAGTGCAATAAAAAAGGCTACCGAAGCGGTAACCGTGATTAGATATGATGGAATTGCATTAACGATGGTGGTCATGCTTCCTCTCCTCCAATTCTTTCTTCAGTTCTCGATTCTCTTTTCTCAATTCTTTAATGCTAGTTGCTGTCTCATCAGATCCATTACGTGGCGGCAGTCGCTGAAAATATGAGGTGATGAAGGCAACAATGATTGTGCCGATCGTACTGATGAGTGCGACGATCACATCATCGTGCATCTTATCAGCCCCTTTTTACTACGATTTGACCCACGATGGAGAAGACAACAAAAAATGCATACATTGTTTGAAAAGACAGCCGGCCGACAACATAATCACTGGTAGCAAACGCAACTAAAAATATAAGCCAGACGAAGGCCAGCGAGCCGGTCATCAGTGGCTTATAAAACATATACTTTACGTTCCACAGAGTGTAAACCATCGCGATTGTGGCCACGCACCCCAGCAAGAAAATGAACGGTGGATCATCAAGATACTCCAACACGTTTCCAGGTGGCGTAAATGTCCCTGAACTATGCAAGATGATGAAGTAGATTCCTAACGCATAGGTCTCCAGGGATTTGATGAACCAGAAATAATTGTGATGTAGATTATCTAGCAAGTATGATCATCTCCTTTTAGAGGTAAAAGAAAAGCGCCCTCTTAGGACGCTAATTTTATGATTTTAGATATTTTGTTGTCTTAATTACATTACAGCTCAGGTATATCAGTAATAAAGTTCCCACAGTTGCCAGAACTATCCTCCAACTATTTTGATAAAATAGTTCTGTCCTATTCGCAATATGAACTATAGATCCAAACACTAAAATTCCAAAGAATATTTTTAATGTCAAAGAAAAGATTGGGTATCGTTTAGAAAATGAACAGTCACATTCTGAAGTATTACTATGTCCACAAGCAAGATATGCTTTTCCGGACAGGATTCCAATAGATTGAAGCAATATAAAAACTAATGTTATAAGGCCAATCATTAACAATGACCCATCGATTAACACAGTAGAGATAGGGGTTTTCCCCATACTAGAAAAAATTGCTTTAAAGGCATCAAAGCCTCCAAAAACTCCAAAAATTAAAGCAGAATAGATTCCTAATATCGAAATAAAATTAGCGGTTGAATTATTTAACTTTTTAGTTGCTTTTTCTAGCTCTTTTCCTTTTTCATCTAATGCAGTAGATAATTTATCTGCTTTGATTTGCATATTATCAATTTTATCTAAAAACGTTTCATACTGAAGTAAAGCTAGCCCTATATGTTCTCTCATTTTATCTGGAATTTGAATCATTTCTTTTTGATTATTGAGTATTAATTTATGTTCGTTTCTATTAGGATTTTGATCTGAATGTTCTTTTTCATATTTAATAATTGCATCAATATAAATTTTTAGATTCTCTATATTCTTTTCCCAAAATATTTCATTCATTTGATTCTCAAATCTATTATCAGCTTGTTTAAAGTTTGCATAAACATATTTTGTTAATTGATTATTGTGAATATGAAAATCACCAGTGTTTAAATGAAATTGATAAAAGAAAGTTTGTAATTCGTTGAATTCCATTTTCTTAGTAAAAAAAAGAGTTACTAATTCTTCTTTGTTAATACTATGTTCTGCTGAATCTACCATGGCCAATTTGTTCCTTCGTTAAAATAAGAAATAATTTCATCTTCAGAATATTTAATGTGGTGCTCACCATTTAAAATATTATCTTTACTTTCTTTCCACATTGGTTCTTTATGAGTTATTTTAACTAAATCGAATGGATTATTATTATAAAGATTAAATAACTTAGTCGCAATTTCACCTATTTCTTTTTTATCATTTTCTTGTATTATTCTTCTTGAAGGGTCTAAAAGTGTAAGAATGTTATTATTTTCTACTACGTACGAAACAGTTTTAGTAATTGGTGCAGCACCATTATCTTTAAAGTAACTGTAAACCACAGGGACTACTGGACCGTAGCCCCATTTTTCTATATTTTCAACAAATAATTTGTCATTATGGGTTAGATAAAAAGCCTGAAGGTAATAAAGAATTTTCAAAAGCATAATATTTGTAATAGGTGTTTTCTTTCTATTAAAAAAATCAACAAGAAAATTTGCAACATCCATCGCATTATACGGCTTTGTCAAAATTTTTACAGTTTCACTTTTATTTTTTCCGACTTTCTGAAAGAAATCTTCATATATGTTGCTCATTCATATCATCCCCTTAGAATCTTATTTTATCATGAAAAGAATATTACTAATCAAATTTTCCTCAAAAATAACGCCGCCCATAATAAAAGCCTCGCTCGATTGAGTGAGGCTCATTATGTACTGTGTATTTCTTAGGCGACTATATTGCCTTATTCGGTTATTTTACTAAAGAAGTTAGCTACTTCATCGTTTGAATAATACGTCGGACTAAATTTATTCAACCAAATATGCTGACGGCTTTGTGTAAAGCTCATATACATCTGGCCATCAATGTTTTGGGTAAATGGATAGAAGCAGTCTTGAACCTTTGCGGTTGCAACTTCATAGCTCTTCTCCAGAATATTCTGATCAATCTGCATTAAGCTAATGTAATTACGATCTAGTGGAGAATGCACAAGATATAACTGATCATTATCTTCAAAGAAGTCATAACGTGATTGCGTGTCTGGAACAAGGATCGGCTTTGACCACGTCCCAGCTACAAGGTCAAATTTAGCTAAAACTGCATCGCCTTCTGTTCCTCGTTGCCTACAGAAGTAGTAAACACAGTCTCCCTTAACATATACGGATGGCTCAAACTCTGGCTTGTACTTAAAGTCTGGCGCACTAACAAATGTCCAGTTAATGAGATCACTGGATTTGACAATAAAGCACATGTGCAGAATCCCGATGCCTGTATAGTACTGAGTGACCCCATCTTCGACTCGTGGGCTTAGCTTCTGAATGAATGAGATATCACGATCTTCGTAGTTATAATCAACTCCGATTTGCGCCAGCAAGTCATGCACGCTAACAGTGTCAAAAGTCCCTGATAAAACACCAGCCTTAAAGTTCATCGTGTGAATATCGCTTAGCAGCTTGGTCTTGGGATCAAAACGCCGATAAAGCATATAGAACTTGCCACCCACTTTAGCAGTAAAAGCATAGATCATATATGAATCAGCACTTGTCTTGAGAAGCAGGGAATCATAGATTGCGTCAATTGTTTGACCATTGTACTCTTGTCCAATGTCAGCTACATCGATGTATGTTTGCTGGCTCAGATCATTAAACGGTGCATAGACAAGCCGAGCCGTGTGTTGGGTTGGATCCTCAGCAGTTGTCCGCGTGTTAGCATAGTATGACATATACAGCGTGTCTCCAACCTTATAGAAGGTTGAGACGTGAACCATCTTGTCGCCAGCTTTGGCAAAGTCAGCCAAATGAGTGCTCAAATCTTTTCCCAGTTTGATGCCATTTAGATAACTTGACATTCTAGTGTCAATCGGCGGTGTAGCCAGTTGATTAAAAGAGCTGCTGGTTTCAATGACTGAATCATCAGGAAGTTTATACAGTTCAGAATGCTCACTGTCTGGCCTAAAATTGACAACTAACTTTGCAGCTAAAGCTGGCGCTTTAATATACAGACCATTTGAAGCATCGAGATTAGATTGCGCAACTGAAAGTAAACGATTGTCGGCAGTTAAAAATCCGTAGAGACGTGGATTAATGCCTCCAGCTCCCCGAATTTTAAATTTATCATTAGGTTTGCAGCTAAAAACTTTATATCTATAATTAGGAACCACTTCTGGCTTTAATGACACTACTTCGCCTGGCCGAAGCGCAAGTGTAATATTATGATTAATATTAGCACCATCTGCTATGTTAATGTCTTTCAGGCGATCAGGATCAGGTGCGTACTGGTATACCGTAGTGCTTGGCGATGTACTGTTAACGATAAGTGTAGTAGCATCGCAAGGTGCGTAAAGTGTCGTTAAGACCTGGTTAATTAGGACACCAGATTTCCCCAATAAGTTTCCATCTTTATCTAAGAAAGCCCACCCTAAAGCGTTTACTCCCCCATGAAGTTCGCTAACGGTGAAAATGTCTCCTGGACTGCATGAGCTTTTAATAACCTGATAGTTTGCTGCATCGTTCAGCTTTGACGTATCTACTTTTTCGCCATAATCCACATTTGTATCAATAGTTTTACCCTGTGTTGCAGTTAGAGGTGTAAAACCATTCAAATGGTAGAAGTAGTTAATGTCATTAATGACTGATCTCGCACCATAGGCAATAATTTTAAGATTACCATTAGTAATTAAATCACGAAGATCATTCTGCCCCATCAATCCGTCTGTCTTATATATCTGAAAGCGAACTGCACTTACACTATCAGATGAACTATAAGCTCCACCTGCATTTATACCATGGCAGGTAATGAATTTACCGTCAGAACTATACTCCAGCACCTCTACACCAGATATTACTTTCGAGTCGAAATTAATTTCGAAAGCGCGCAATCCTCCCAGTGCCTTAAGCGAGGAATAAGCGAACATTGAATTATCCTTAGGAGTAACTATGCCGGTCTTCTCATCAATGCTCCCTACAAACCACTGTAAGTCGACAACCTGGTCGGTCATAGCTTGCAAAGCACGTTTTGTAACCTCATCCGAAGCATCGAGATAAGTAAGCCGACGCCGAACCTCTGGATCAAATGTAGTAACAGTCCATGTGCCTTCATCTACCCAAGCGCCGTTCTTATACTGATATTTGTGATTATTGTCATTGGTGACAAAAACACCATCTTTCCCATTTGGATACCGTGCCTTTAAATCATCAAGATTAGCAAAACTTTCAATGCTCTGCTTCATGTTACTAAGTCGATTATCAATTTTTTTAGCAAGGTCATTGTATTCTTTACGTGTAATCACATTCCCTGCATCAATCTGCGCTTGAATAGCACCAGCTGCATCTGCAAGCTTGCTCAATGCCGCTCGTGTTTCCGTCGACATATCCTTATTCTTCTTGACTTCATCTTGGTATTCTTGACGCAATTGTGCCAAAGCGTCTTCAATGCGTCCTTGACACGTTTCCATCAATTCGTCGAAACGCGTGCTGAAGTACGGGATTGCTGCACCCATGATTGGGACACCGCCAAGCACTCGAAACCAGACGTTGGTCGACGTGTAGGTGTTGCCTGACGCATCTTTCAAGCCGAAATATCCGTAAAAAATTCCTTCTTGAGGGAAGAATTGCTTAGGCAATTTTGCAACTGTAATTCCGTTGACTTGTGTACCGGCGGAGTCCTTGTCTTCGTATTCGACACTAGATGCATCAGCAGACATTTTATATCCAGTACCATCATCTAGCTTTTCCAGGTAGTTACCGACCTGCCCGGTGGCATAGAAGTGCAGCTGATTTTTTTTTAAACTAATTGGTGTGTCGGTCGTCCCCTGCGTCCACTGAATCACGAGCGGCGTGCCTTGATCCCCAACTCGTGCGTTGAACTGGTCATACATGTCGCAAAGCAAGCCGCCACGTTCCAACTTGCTGATATTGAACTTAATGATATTTCTTTCCATAGCTACCTCCTTGTCATCATTTGCATAGTGTTCAAGCTGCTCTAACAGCTCAAAATCTCCCCTATCCAGCCGCCCCATAAGGTACTGTTAGCTTTCTTTGGCGACAAAAATAAAAAGATTACGCAGCCACGTAATCTTGTTCGGTGATTTCCTTGAATTGTTCAGCGGTCAGCCAACCGACATAAACCGCATCATTGCATTGTTGTACCGTGAACAGGCCCATTGGGTAATACATTTTGAAAATAGAATACACAGTTTTTACCTCTCTTTATTTAGTTGCTTTTGCGTTTTCCAGTAGTGCACTGGTCAGACTAGCGATTTGCGTGCCTTGCTGCTTAACTGTCATTTGCGTTTGCAGCAGTTGAGCAGTAAGCACACTGATAGCTTGATCATCAGAGCTTGGTTTGCTATTTGTAACGATGTAACCGCCCGTCATATCATTTAACTTGTGCTTTTCGGCGAAAGCTTCTTCGCTCAAACCTACCCAAGCAGTACCGTTCCAAACGGGGTCAAGTAACCCCTTGCCTTCGGAATCAACCGGGCGAATTTTGGTTGCGTTGCTTGGAATTGCTTGGCCATCATCGATTAGATCGGTGCAGGTAAATTCTTTGGTGGAATTGTCAAAATAAAAAATTTGCATTGTAAAACCTCGCTTTAGTTCAACAGTGGCGTGTCCTTAGATAACAAGATAATCCCTTTGACGTTAATAGTGGTTCCACTAGGGATTGTATTGCCGACATAGATGGTTACCTGGCCCTTTCCACGATCAATGCCAACATCACCGACTTTATCCGAATCCGAAATGTTGGAAACAAGTGCAATTGATGGCCCACTGCCCAGATACTCATTGGTATAAGATGTTGGGAACGATACAATTGCGTTCCAGCCAGTGTTCAATTGAGCGGTCGTGGTAAACTGCATATTCACAATTGCCAACGCATTATCGCCCAACTTCATAATGCTGATTCCACGAAAATACCAATTTTTATCGATCGTAACCCCGTTTGTAACCCACTGGCTATCTGGGATTTTGGTTAAGCCAGTCATAGCTCCTAACTTTTCAAAGTTGGCTTGGATAGCTTCAGGTCCTTTATCCATGCCGCTAAAAATTTTAGTAAGGTCCATTTTTTCACCTCTCATTTAAAATAGCCTGAACCGCCTGCAAGGGCGCTCTTGCCTTTTCCTTCCCCAGTCAGTGCTAGTTGTGCGTTAACGTTGCCCAGACTGACTTTGATTGTCTTATAGCCATCGCGAACATACCATGCACCAGCGCTTGGCTCGAAGTTAGGAGCGTCGCCTAAGTAGAAGTTACGCGGCAACCGTACCTTAATCGTGTTGGCATCTGGATACGTAGCCATGCAAGGGACCAGCTTTGTGTTAGTCTGACCAAACCCACTTGGGCCACTCCCTAGCCCGTTAGGTTCAGTACCAATTGCGTACTCGTAATACATGACTTTTGGCTCTGGATAATCAGCTTGATTGTGTACGATTGTGATTTCGTACCCGTAAAGCAAATCTTCCAGACTGTCAGTCGTAACCATGCTTGCGTTACGCTCGGCAACCATGCCATTAGACAGTGCAATGACGTTGGTACCGTCTGGGGTTTCGTCCTTGTGCTTAACGCGGATTTGCCAAACAGCGCCATGCCCGTCATCGTAGTTATCCCAACCTTTTGTGATCGCAAGGTCATTTGCAGCTAACGCAGCATAGCTCTGCATGGTCGGAACATCGCTAAATTGCCATACTCGATCGTGAAACTGAGCTTGTTTCAGCGTTTCTTGGATTTGTTGCGTCATAAGCAGCAACGAGTTATACCGCGCTAACAACCCGTCCTTAGGGTCGTTGACTTCCGCCATCGCATCGCTCAATGACTGTTTATAATTGGTCAACCAGTCGCTGAATTCCTTGCTGTACGTTTCACCAGCATCATCAAGTTTGCCCTTAATAGTATTGCCTTCATCGGTTACTTGCTTAAGGATTTGCTCGAATTCTTCGATGTAATCTCGGCCAGCGTCCCCAACGTGTGCGAAAAACTGATCATCGATAACATCAAAATCCATGTCAACGGTTGATACCGTTTGACCATCTCGACCGATGAACCGAACAAAAAATTGTTGCCAGTGTCCGGGCACGTTGAACGTGCGCTCATCAAAGTGCAACGTTACTCGCCCCAGTGCAATTTGATCATTGCGATCGTTAGCTTCTACTGGATAGATATGCTTATGAACGTAGCCTTGACTATCAACGCCGCCGTATTCGTACTGCCAACCCCGCATATCAACGGGAAGACTATTGCTAGTGATATACACTGGCAAATAATCGTCCGTATCACCTACACGGCCTTTAAAATATCCGCTAATATCTAAGATTTGGTCTTGATAACGTGTTAAATCAAGCGTTAGCCGTGCTTTTTCTCGTAATGCCATTCATTCACCTTCTTTCATCGTTCATTTAAAGTGTCTTCATCAAGCCCGTACGAATCCAGGAAACCATCTACTTTGTCCTGCTTTGCAGCTAGCAGTTCGAAGCCTTTCGCAATAGCTTCCCGAACATCTTTCCCGTACTGGGCTTTGCGTATCGTTTCCGCAATGCTCTTCATCTCATCGGTTGTTGCCATTAGTTAGCTCCCTTCAACTTATCAACTTCGGCTTTCAGCACGTTAAAGTCCGCTTGCGATACATAGCCCGCCGGTATCTTATCGTTAATAATTATTTGCAGTTGACGCATGTCAAACTTGAGCTGCGTTACGTCTTCACTGCTTGCCCCACTCTGGACAATTTTAGTCGTGCTTGACACGTTAGATTGACCGCTCGCTTGAATCTCAGCAACACGGCTGACGATAACCTTAACCCTTTCTAAGTCTTGCGCTTGACGGCTCGTTTCTAGCTGATAATCGGTCAGCCCTAACGACTTATCGCCGATAGTCAGCGTTGACTTGTGCGGTTGCAATAGGTCAACTTCTTTCTGCACCACTCGCAGCAACTGTGTTTGTGCTACATACGGGTTGATGAACATATACCGGTCGGCAACCTTAAAATGATCAAAGTTAGGCATGTTCAACTCAACGGCGCTGACTTCCCAGCTTTCCGGCACTCGTTGTGCGTCAATCCATGCTTTGGCTTGGTTCATCAAGTCGTTAGCGTCGGTTACTTCGCTGAACTCAATCGTGCCGTTGATAATGCCGAATTCTTTTTGCAAGTCTGGTATATCAATGTAATCTCGCCCTTCGTTGACGCTAGTAATCGTTAGCTTTGGTCTAGCAGCATTTGAGTTGCTGACCTCTTCTTTCTTACTCTCGTCTTCGGATTGTGAGCCATCGCCACCGTTCTTAATCAGCGCTTGTGGGTCTAGCCACGTGCCATCGTTCGTGAACGACTTTCTGACGGCTTCATAGAAGTCGGCTTTGGTAACACCAACGTGCAAGTGGTCAGTGTTTCGCCAACCGATAACATCGCCGGTTTTAACCTTGTCGCCAATGTTTACACGGATTTGGCCAGCACTGCTGAACGCCTCTTGATAGACGATGTTAAAACCGTCCGTACTATGCGTTACAACATAGTTGCCAAGCCCGCCCATGTAACCTTTGAAAACCACCGTGCCACCGTGAATTGCATGCACTTCACTACCCGGGTGATCTACGGAGCCAAAATCCAAGCCATCATGAAATGAATTAGGTCTAAAGCCACCATCATAGCCGAACCGTTGTGCTTGGCTAAAGCTGCCTTCGCCAACGCTAGGAAACGGCCAGCCCCAACCATTTGTGAGCGTTTCGGTAGTGGTATCACTAACTGGGCCATTAACCCGCCGTGTACCAGATGGGCTCCAGCCACCTGCAACCGAAATATCAGCAAGCCAGTTTGAATCGTTGAACAACGCTAAAAGTTGGTGAAAGCCTTTGTGAATGTCTTCATAGCCTTGTACCTTCCAGGTATCGAAAGTTGACTGAATATACTGCAACAGCCCTGTTGACGGGTGGCCCGCCTGCGCGTTGCTGTCCCAGTTGTTCGTTACCGTTTCACTACCCCCAGATTCCTGGTTGATACGCCTTAGAACAGCGTTCAACCCGTTCTGGTCAAGGTTAACGTTCATCATCTTAGCAGCGTGCTTAATGGCTTCCGTCCAGTCGCCGTTAATGGCGGTTGTTGCACCGCCACCAGTCGTTATTGTTGAGTTTTCGCCGTCAACCTCGACTTTTTGGGGTTCTAACTGTTTGCCAAGCGGAACTACACGGGTAATGACTTTTGTAGGGTCAATCGTAAGGCTCGCTGACTTCATATTAACGGCTAACTGGATAGGCGTATCGCTCTTGTGATCTTTGCCAATATCAGTTACATAGTCAAGCATGTTTGGGCCGTCCGGTTTGTACTCTGTTACCAGATAACCGCCCAGCTCGTTAATCAGCTTGTCTTTGATTGCGTCCCGTGTTTTTGGATAATCGATTTGCCGATAAGCGTCATCTTTGTTGTTGGTAACGTTGCAGTTACGCAGCTTGAACTGTTTATACTGTGGCACTTGGCTATTGTGAACATCAATCAGCGATTGAAGAAACTCTTTTGGCGTTAGGCCAACCGCTTCATAGAACCGCTGAATGCTATCTAGCAAGTATGCTTCAATATCTTCGAACGTGTACGTTCTGATAAAACGCCCGCTTGACTGCATTTCTTTCTTCGGCTTGATAGCTCGGCCACGAAACAGCAGTTTATCGTCATCATAGACTTCAACATGTGTGTGCATTGGCCTAACGTTATCAAACAGCAAGTTATCACGGTTAACTGTTAATTCAAGATCATCAATATCGGTTTCTTTGATTGTCAACTTGCCTTCGCTGACCGTGCGATTTACGCGTTGATCAAGCACGATAAAGCCGTTCTTATCGGTCGGTTCGTTGTACCCGATAATTCGATACATTAAACCATCTCCTCACGTTTAAAGACAAACTCAATCGTGCCGTTGCCAGACAAATTAATTTTGTTGTCGCCTATATCAAGCACTACTTGCGTTTGCTTATAGTTGCCATCGTTTAACGACACTTCGCCGAAACTCCCTTTCGCCTTGACGTTACCGGTTACCACGAAAGACGATAAAACCGGCCGTGAACCAATGTTTTTAACGTTAACGTCTTGACTACCATTGACGCTGAATTTGACTTGTTGCCATAGCCAGTGCGGGAAGAAAACATCGTCCCAGTAATCAGCACCTTCATTGTGGTTAGTGTAAGCATAAGGATAAGCCGTAAACACTATTGACGCTTCAAGCGTTTCATTGTCGCTGCTATCGTCAACTTCAACGCTCTTGCACTTGGCCCACCAGTAGTAAACCGGTTCGTGAGTATCAACCAACTTGCCCCAGTTGTGGGGCATTAGTTGCCGTTTCAGCTCTTGTTCAAAGCCTTTGCGGTTGTGATACTCTTCGCCAACATATAGCAGTTTGTAGGTGATTTCTCGATCATTGAAGAACCGCTCGTTATCGATCATCGAGAAATCATAGCTACCTTGACGATATGGCACGCTTTCAGTGATTTCTTGTTCTTCCGGCGTCGGTGCCGTTCGCTCGGTCAACCACCAACCAGATTTGACGCTATCAAAATCAGCAAAGGTGAAGCCTTCAATGTTTGGCAACGTGTCAACGTCAACATCAGTTGGCAGTAGATCTCTGAATGTAAATTCCATTAACTCCACCTACCTTTTAATGCTGTTCGTTGTCCTAGTCGTTGGTCGTAACTGCCAGCCGTTGCACCGACAAGCGCTCCAGAATCAAGAATCATTGTTGTATCTTTACCTGCAATTTGACGCAGTAAAGCGTTGTTTTGCATTTGCAAAGTGCTGTCTTGCATAGTCAGCGAACCGGCGAACCGTGATTGTACATCGCTCGCCATGCCGTTCAAGCGGTTAGCGAAACCAGATACATCAGGTTGCATTGCGTCAGTGATTTGCTTGTTCATTGCCAGAACAGACTTTTGAACATCGCTAAAGCCGTCAACTAACCCGTTGCCCAGACCGTTCATGATTGCATGACCGGCTGGAATCAGCAAACGCCGGTCAACGCTGATAGGCCCTTTGTGGGCTTTAATCCATTTGCCAATGCCACTGACAAACGACTTAACGCTTTCCCATGCACGTTTAAGACCGCCAAGCAAACTGTTCATGATAGCTTCACCTTCGGCGCTCAGACTAAAGTGCATAACACCTTTGATAAAACCAACACCGGCGTTAAAGATACCCCTAAGCGCTCCCCAACCGGCTTGCGCAACTCCAGAAAGGGACGCCCAGATGCCGCTAAAGATTTGTTTGATACCATTCCATGCTTGCGTCCAATCGCCTGTGATAATGCCGATAAAGACATCGAACACGCCTTTAAGCACTTGCCAACCGCCTTGGAACACCGCAACAACGCCGTCCCAGATTGACTGAGCGATTTGAACTAACCCGGAAAGTGAGCCGGCAAAACCAGATACAATTGCGCCGATTAGATACATGATCGCTGACAATGCAGCTTGGATAACTCCGATAGCAGCTTGAATTAATGGCATAAGCGTTGTGATTATTGTCATGACTCCAGTAATCAAGCCAGCAATTGCATATACAACCGCGACAATTGCCCCAACAAGCACTACACCAACAGCTTCGGCAATCATCTTGATAATCGGCATAAATGCTTGAAATGCTTGCCATAAGGCGCTGAATACCGGTTGCAACATTTGCCAAGCAGTTTGGATTGCTTGCACCAGGCCGTTCCAAGCGTCAACAATCATATCGATTGCAGGCTTAATAATCGGATAGAACGCGTTCCAGGCGTTCGTTGCAACATCGCAGAACGATTTCCACGCCTTTTTGCCCGCCTCTGTCTGAGTGAAGAAATAACCAAGTGCAGCAACTACGGCAACAATCCCCGCAATGATCAGGACCACTGGGTTAAGACTAACAGCAGCATTGAATGCCATTTCAGCAAGCGCAGCAAGTTTCAGCGCTAACCCAACCGCTGTTAAAACACCAACAAAAGCCATTAGCGCAATCCCTAAACCAGTTATGATTTGGACTGCCGGACCGCCGTTATCAATAGCGTTAACGATTCCAGAAATAGCCTTGATTCCAACGCCACTCAAAGCGTCGAAAGCTGGTTGCAATTTCGTTGTTATAGTTTCGATCAGCCCGTCCATTGCCTGGCCTACAGTTTTGTACTCGGTAGACATTTTGGTGAATGCCTTGTTAGTACCAACTTTGGAAATCGCGTTGAAAAAGTCCTCAGTTTTAACTTTGCCATTTTGAACATCAGAAACTAACTGTGATGTTGATAATCCCATACTTTTTGCAACCGCAGCAATACCGGCTGGCGTTTGTTCAAGCATAAGCCTAAAGTCTTCCCATTGAACCGTTGGCTTTGACGCCATTTGTGTTGCTTGTTGCGATAATGTTTTCATAGCCTGTTTAGGGTTTTCAGCAGCAGACGCAAGCCCACCGAAACCTTTAACAAGCTTGGTAGTGTTTTTGATACCAACTGCTGCTAATTGGCTATACGTCGTTGCCATATCAGACGCAGAATAAATCGTTTGTTGAGCATATTTGGTCAACTCAGATCTGACTTTGCCTATTTGGCTTTCCGACTTGCCAATATATGACATGTTGCCTTCGAACGTTTTCCAAGTAGCGCTTGATTCGTTCAGCCCGCTAATGACTTCGCCCAGACTGTTTTTGATTAGTCCCAAAGCTCCAGCGGTTACCGCAGCACTCGCACCGAAAACAGCACCATTTGCAGCAAACTTACTTGCAGACTGGTTACTTTCACCAACGACTTTGCTAAGGCTATCAACCGCCGATTCCATTGTTTTGGTGAAATTTTGATCGACAGCGGAAAGAATCGCCTCGATACTCATTTCTTGTGCCATTCTAACCGCCACCTTTCCATGCTTGCATATCAATCAGACCACGTTTTTTAAGCTCTCTGAATTCTTTATAGCGCCGTTGAAACAGTTTCGTGGTGTTTTCCTTATCATTGCCGTTAGAACGTCCATACTGGGCGTTAATCGCTGATAATGACTTGGTTATGCCAACATCTTTGAGAAATTTCTGGACAGACGCATACTTCCACTTTGGATTTTTGCCACCAGTGGTTGCTTGAACGGCATAGTTGTACCACGCTTGATATGCTTGGTCCTCACGCTTGCGAATTGATCGCAGTTCGTATGCTTCAAGTCTTAGTTGATACTCAGCTAACGTGATACGCTCTGCCTGTTTCACATCGTTAAAGCCTAGATATGCCAGGCAGTTGACCAGAATCATGCGATATGTTTCTTCGCTAGTCTGGTCGTTTCCTTGACTATCTAGGCTTTCAGATTTTTTGTCGCGATCCGCGCAGCATTGCTTGATTTCAGCTCCTTAGTGACATCATCGAACAACTTATCAATGTTCGTTTTCTCATCATCAAGGTAAGCGTCAATATCGCTTTGCGATGGCCGTTCCCTATTGTCCCACGCAGCACAGTAAAGCAGATCTGCCAGTACGGCAACATCATAGCTTCGTAGTGCGGGAACAGCTTTAGTTAGTGCCATACCGAAATTCTGTTCAACGCCTTTAATATCAAGCGTCATGCCGATTTTTCGATCAAGTTCACGAATAAAGCGAACGCCAAAATTAAGGTTGACATCTTTGTTGTTAACTTTGATTTGCATTAAAAGCCCTCCTAGTTGTCGCTAACGCCTTGCCCAGCGTCAGTTTCTTTGTTCCAAGCCTTACCAGCTCCATCAGTACCATCATTCTTTGGCGTGCCTTCAATTGCACCAACGCCACGGAAAATGTAAGCCAATTCGGCTTCTTGCTCTTCGCTTAGTGTTACCCAACCACGAACTGGGCCATAGTCAACCGTGATAGTGGTTTCGCGGCTCGAAACATCGTCCGGATCGTTGTCGTTGCTGTCTTCGGTTACCTTACCGCGCAAATATAAGGCATAATATTGCCCTTCGGAATTTTTACGTTGCCGATTAACCGCCCAGAATTCCATTTCTTCGTTATCGAAAATAGAATCAAGCAGCTGGTCGGCAATCTTGGACCAGTTGTTTACAAATTCAAACTTGAAATCAGTTTCCAAGCTCGACGTGGTAGTTACCGTCCCAGACTTAGTTTTCTTTTTATCAGAGTCGCGTTGTGGGTCAATGCTCAAACTTGTCTGATATGGGATAAGTTGACCGGCCACTTTAGCAGCCTCCGCCAACTTACGGGCATAGACAACGACATTAACACCTTGGATTTGTTCTAAATCGTTTGCCATTCTCTCACTCCTAACTCAGTTGAAATACAAGCGACACCATACCGTGCATTAACACGGTATCGGGCACGCTCGTATCAGTGATAATTTGATTGCTGTTTAGCGACGGCCTACCAACGAACCGGAAATTCTCGGAAAGTAAAACGCCCTGTCCAATAGCAGACAAGGCGTTCATCATTTTTGCCACATTGTAGCGATTTTCTCCAGTGTCCCACACGTTAAGCGTGATATCGATTCTAGCCCCGTAGGCGTCCTTGTATGGGCTAATGGTGGAATTTACATCACCAACGTTAACGAACGGATATGGGGCATTCTCGCTCTCTAAAGGCAAATGATCATACACGGTATATCCTAGCTCTTGTGCTCTCGAAAATACCGCATCGAATAGTTCCTGCTCAGGTATCATGGCCGTCGCTCCTTCCTTACTTCATCATTTTCTTTAGATCGTTAACAAACTGAACACTCTGGTACGTAAATGCCGGTTTAAGTGTAGGCCGTGCCGACATGAACCGAGTGCCATACTCAAGGTAAGCGAAATACTCGCTGTGTGGTGCAACAGCTACTGTCATACCAGCGTTAGAAAACGTTGTAGATAACGAACGTCTAGTAGCACCGGTTGAATAACCCGCTGTATACGCAGCAGCCATGTTCTGTGCCGTTTTAGTTTTAAGCAGCGCACCATGTTTGGCAACAATCGTTTTCGTTTGTGTTGCCATCATCATAGGTCGCTTAGCGATTGCTCGTTGTAGCTCCCTAGCGCCCTTAAGTTGAAACGTGATTTTAGCCATTGCTTTCACCCACAATCAGCGTGAACAGTTTTAACGGTTTTCGCATTGTCTGCAATACATACTTTTGCTTTCCATCATCAATGGTCAAATAGGACCACTTAGGCGGTGCAGCACAAAGTCGTATCACTAGACTGTTCTGTTTATAGTCGCCGAACAATTGCACCGACTTAACCGTACCAACGTCAGTTACGTTTCCATGTAGGATTGAAACCAGTTTTTCACCGCCTACATAGCCGTGTGTTTTCGGGTCATAGTGCCGTTCTGACTTATCGTAGAACTTAATCACGTGATCAAAACGCATTTAATCGCCCCGCTTCCAGTAGAACGGGTCAACCGTGATTAAAACATCTTGGCTATGGCGCTTGCGCCAGTCGTCAATGTCAGCCTGGAAATCGTCAAAATCGTTGCTGTTAAACGTAATACTTTCGCCTTCTTGAGTGTATGACGCCATACCCTCGTTTTTTAAGCGATTATAGCGCCGTACAGCAACTTCAATCGGGATATAGGCTAATTCATTAGGGACTAGCTCACCAGCGCCTAACGCCAATTTAAACCGCAGTTGTAAGTCAGTGTTTTTGATAATCAGCGCCAAAACAGAATCTTGGCTTGTGTCATCAGTCGCAAGCCCTAGCATTGTTTTCAGATCGTCAAGACTTGCCATGATAGATCACCTTATCTACTAGTGTTCCGTACCGCTAGTCGCTGCTTGAACCGTTGCGACAACTACCTTCGTATCATCGTAAAGATAAGCTGCAAAGTGTTCATCTGCCGTGATAATCGTTGACTTAGTAACGATATCGCGTTGGGTTTCAACGGCAACGCCACGCTTCATGACAAGCTTCAATGCTGGAGAAGTTGCGTTAGCCTTAACCAAGATCATATCAGTGTCAGCTAGCTTCTTGCTCCGTACGATTTGAGCACCCAGAACATCATAGTAAGTACCAGTGATCACTTGGTTTGCGCCGGCCTCACTACCCATCTTCTTGTTGATTGCGTCCATGCGCAGCTTAGATGCAGTCTTAGGACTCATGATAGCTACAACCGTAGAATCGTCTTCATCATTAAACATATCAAGCGCAGTTTGCAGACCTTCAACCGTTGGCGCAATCGTAACTTTTTGCGTGCCACCCTTAGCAGCGGTCAGCAGTTGCGTATCAACAAAATCAGCAATACTCATACCAAGTTGACGGTTGGTTTCACCCATTACATCGCCATAGCCAGACAAAACAGCTTCATCAGTGATTCGCGTACCCTTAGCAGCCTTTTGTACCTTAACGCTAGCCGTCTTAGTACCAAGCTTGTCCAGTGGGATTGCCTGGCCTTCGGCGATGTTTTTAGCGTCGCCAATGTAGGTGAACTTAGGGAATTTCAGCGTGTCGCCCGCGTTGCCCACCAACGTAGAATCAACTTGTGCAAGCGGGGTAAACCGCATTGCGTGTTCCATCGTGTATTGAACAATAGGTGCGTTGACTTCAGGATTTACCAAGTCCGCAATCATCGTCATGTTATCTGCCATAGTTAGTTACCTCCTAAAATACGTGCGTACTCAGCGGGGTTTTCACGTTGGAATTTAACTCGTTCGGCCGTGCTCATCTTTAGCAGTTCTTGAGCTGATACCGGTTTGATTTCCTTCCCGCCTACCTTAGGCGTCTTCCCCGCTAAGAGTTTGTTTCGTTCGTCTTCTCGAATCGCCTCAATCGCAGTCAGCAGCACATTTACGTTTGCTTGAGTGCTTTCGGCAGTATCAGTCACAACCAAGTCAAGCAGATTGTTATCAGCATTGTTAAAGCCACCGTCTGCCAACATTTGCTTGGCACTATCGCGCATTTCATAACGTGCCAGCTTTGCAGCAGCTTCTTCTGCTCGCTTGTTTGCTTTTTCCAGTTCGTAGTTAGCCTTTTGCTCGGTGTTCATACGGGACAACTTCTTGGCTTCGTCTTCCTTGGCCTTGAGCTGTTCCTTTTGGCGCTCCAGACGTTGGCTAACAATCTTGTTAACTTCGTCTTGAGTAAAAGTCTTGGCTTGTTGCTCGCTTTGCTTTTCTTCGCTATCACTTGGCTGTTCTGGCTCGGTATTTGGTGCACCGTCCGAACCTTCACCGCTTTGTTCAGCGAAAAATTGCAACATCATTGGCAAGCTATGAGATTTAACAAGCCCGCTTTGTACTAACTTTTTGTACATAGATACACCCTCGTTTTAAGCCCGGTCGGCTATATAGTCCGAACTTGTTCTTTAAGGCCTGCAAATAAGTCAAAAAGGCCAAAATTTAAGCATGAAAAAAGAGAACCCTTGCTATGCTTGAGTTCTCTCAATTTTGTTTTTAATTTGGAAAATAAAAAGGCCTAGCACGCAGCTAAACCTTTATATCAATGGCAACCAATCTTTAACTTCTTTGAAGATTCGATAAGCCTTTTTCATCATTGAATTTTCAGCTAAATATTGAAGCCCTTCAATGGTGATTCTTAAATTCAACAATGACGAATACGTTTTGCCCATCTTGGTATTATGAAATTGAATACCGCTAATATATCCATGATCAGCAAGCATTTCAAGAGTGTTGCCAAACTGTACTTTACTAACGTTGAATGTATCAGCGTTTAATACATTAGGGTCCGGTGTTTGCCCATTCTCATAACAGAATTTTAGATAACTTAAAATCTTGTAAGCTACCGTAAAGAAATCATTGTTACTCATGTTAGGCACTCCATTCATTAATAAAAAGGCCTAGCAAACAGCTAAGCGTTTTTAACGCATTCTCATAACTATTGTTCCGGTTCGATTTTTAATTCATCACCAGATACTACACCATCAACCTGAAGCATTAAGATCTTTTTCTTATCCGCTTCAACCGACGGGAAATTACTACTTAGAATCTTGACTTTATGATTATCTTTGTCAACCAAATACGAACCCCATTTAATAAAACTAGCCCCTTGGACGATAATTGCATATTTACCTGCCACTTTAAATTGGCCTATAACTTTCAGCATCGCAATCACCTTCCCTTATAATCAGCTAATTTACGTTTCCAATGTCTCAGATTTCGCTTTAATTCTTTAATCTCATTATAAGGCATGTTGTGTTCTTTTGCATACTTTAACAAATAGATTTGCGCTTCAATTTCCATGTTTATAAGTTCTTCATCTGACGGGTAGCCATCATATCGCTTTAGTTGATTAGCATGAAATGCTTCTTCCCGTACTGCCATTTCAGTAGCAAATGTTCCAATTAAAATCGTAGTACTATCAAGAATTGAAGCTGAAGCCCCCTGAGAACGCAACCACTTATCTGTTTCTTCGTCCATTTGAACGGACCCGCCACGCCGAATAAATGAGCCGAGTATTTGGTTCATTAAATCAGTTGGCACGTGATCATTTCCCTTAAGTTGGTGGGTACTTCTACGCAGCATTTTTAATCTAGTAGATTGCTTACCACCGACAAGGTTATCATCTTTGCCATCAACCCACGTTTCAGATATGCTGCACCGGCAATTTGGGTGGGTCTCATCTGGAATCTTTGGCACTTTAGCGACTTTGTAGACACCTTCGCCGAATCCACTATCACGACTTGCAATCGCTCGACAAGTAGGGCACGCTTTTGGCTCGGCAATCCATTGAACGTAGTTGTAGCCGTGCTTTTTGATTGATTCCAGTTGCACGCTTGTTTGGATCCTCGCACTCTCAGTCCGTGCTAATCGCTCGGTTACATATCTTTGATTGCCAACCGCTGTTTTGACCTGATTACGTAGCCGTGTAGCCATTTTACGTGGGTTTTGGCCCTGTATCATGCCAGTGCTTAAAACTTGGTCTAGCTTGGCTTTAAGGGCGTCTTGGTCAGCCCACAATCGTTGGCTAAATGTTGCCCCGTTGGTCTGTGCCATTAATATTTTAGCAGCGTCCTTGCCAGTCCAGGGTGAACGTTGCGCGCTGTCCATCATGATACCGGCTTGCCTAATGACTTCTTTCTGGTAATCACCGCTTAACTTATCCCGCAGACTAGAATCAACTTTGACACCGACTCGCAGCATATCAAGACCAACTTCGGACTTCAAATGTTCAAGACGGTTGATTCGCATTGTAGCGTTGTAGACTTTCAGCCGTTGGTTCACCTGGTCGCTGAAATCAGCATACGTTACCTTTTGACCGTTGGCCCGCATTTTCTCAGCCTCAGCCACGATTGACTTAGCTTTGGTTTCATACGCTTTGACGTCCATTTGCGTTACTTGGTCTTTACCTACTCGGTTAAGCTCTTTCTCGATACTATCGCTAATATCATCAATTGCTTGGTTGTAGTAGGTTTCAAGCAACTTGCCAAACTCGGCATCATTTTCAAGCTGTTTGAGTTGCCAGGCTTTCTCTTGCTTGGCCCGCTCTTCCCAATAGCTACTAGGCATTCACATCATCGCCTTCGGTGTCTTGCTTTTGCTGATCAGTCATGGAAGGCATCGCCTGCAAGTTGTTTCGCACGTCTTCGGCTTGTTCTTCTCGCATACGTTCGATTTCCTTCTTTGGGTCGTCAACAATCGACAACGTGCTTAACTGAGTTTCCTTAGACACGATACCTGACAACGTAGACGCAGCTTGTGCCTCGTTCTCAATATCAAGTGGAATGTTGCGCGCTGGCACGATTTGCAAATCCTTCATGACATCGGCACGGTTAATCGTACCAATTGCCTTGCCCAAGCCTAACGCAGTGCCCAGCAATTGACGCAAACTGATCGCAAACTTCCGGTCTTCAAACGCTGCTTGATTTTGCATGCTTAATAGCTTGTACCGAATTGCAACCCCGCTTGCGTTACCGCTGAATGCTTCATCGTTAAGGTTAGCAACCATTGCCGTTTGGAAAATATCATCTTTCAAGCGACTAAGCATGTTTTCTTGCATGTTATCGCCGTCTGGCTTGGTGATGAAATCTACCTCGCCTTGTGCAGCATCTGCACTCGGTGAGTAAAGCACGTGGTCTTGTTCAAGGTTCAGAACCGTATTGCCATCATCATCTTGCGGCAACGGAATACCCAGAATCTTAAGATAAGCGTTATCGAAATAAGCGACTTGGTTAGCCTTCTGACTGATTGCCCTATCGTACTCTTCGACCAACGTATCAATTTTACCGATCAGCGAAAGGCGCTCATCGTTAGCGTAGAACTCAGCAGCAGGAACAGAACCGAACAAATGGTTAGCCTGTTCTGTTGCTTTACCGTCGTTGCCAAAATAAGTGATTGTTTTGTCCGTGTAAACTTCACCGCTTAACTGGTTGTTGTAGCTAGAATAGCGCACGAATGCAACGGGATTCCGCTTAATGCTCGTGTCATACACCATGAAACTACTATCGGGCGCAGCAACTGCAATTTCAGTTTCGCTGTCCTCGTTTTGATAAACCATCATGTAAGACCGACCATAGATAGCAACTTGCTTGGCAACTTCGCTCAGCTTGTCCTGGAACGAATTGACGTTCAGCCAGTCTTGCAGTCGTTCGTTGGCGCTATCATCATCTAACGCAATCTTAGGCGTTTTACCGATAAAATAGCCGACATACGTATCAACAACATAGTTAGCCCAGTTGCTAATGATACGGTTGTCAGGCCTAAAAGATCGATAATGCGGTTTGTGCAGAATGTCATGATTACCGCTATACAGATCATAATAGTGGTTATACTTCGCAGACCGTTGACGGTTTTCGTTAACGAACTGCATTAAGCTGCTTGTGTCCAGCTCTTCACCGGCGAACAGATATACGCCTTCTTTCGTAACGTAGCAGTTTTCACTGATTGTTCGCTGAATTGCCATTCTCTCACCTCTTTAATCCTAGAAATATCTTGACCTGATCGTTCGTGCTTGGTTGTCGCGGTGTTGGTTGTATACCGCATACCGCATGCTATCCATACAATTATCCATTTTCTTAATTGGTACTCCCTTGTCGCTATCCCACACATATTCGTATATTTCATCAAAAAATTTTACTGGTGCATTTTTAAGGACAAAAAAATGACCGGTAGTCATAAGTTCTGAAACAGACTCGATACCAGTCAAAATATTTTTGTTGGCGTTACGGGCTTGAATGCCATTCATTTGTAATTCTGATACATATTCTGGCCTAGCAGGATCGCACCAAAACGTTAAATTATAACCATGCCTTTGCTGTATATCCTTCATTACCTGAATCCAGTAATCAATATATCTATGCGTAGCAGTATGCTCTTCAGTTAGGTAAGTGTTACCTTGCTGATCGTCTGCCCAAACAGTAATTGAAGTAGCATGCCCTTCCGCAAAACCAAAGTCAACGCCACAGTAGTACGTATAGTCGCCATTAGTCGGAAGCTCATCAATCATCATCCGGTCTTTATCAAAGTCGCTGTAAACTAGGCCTTCTGCCGATACCCAACGACCATAGATTGATCTATCAGTAAACATTCCAGAAGGTGTTTGAGCTTTCAGTGATTTTACATACTCGGGGCTAAGAAACGTATTATCATCAATCGTAAAATTAAAAGCCCGAATTCTTGCTTCGGGCTTCTTATTATCAATGTAATCTGTTTTCAGATAATGAACTGGTGAATCGGGGTTAGTCGTAACTACGATTCTGGAATTCTTCACAGAACAACGTTGCAATATTTCTTGAAATACAGATTGATCAGCCAATGATCCTTCATCAATGTATGCTGAATAAGCAGTAGCACCACGAATAGCGCCAACACCTCGTTTATTCCCGGTATATACAGGAACAATATCCACATTCATGAAATGATAATGGCCGTGTCGATCTGCTTTTAGCTCAATTCCAAACTCGTTTTCGATTGACGCAATCACGTTAGTATAAATAGAGTTAGAACTATAACCAGCCAAAATAACAATAGGATGCGGATCATGTCGCATTTTTGCAAGTTTGGCCACCCTTCTAATTTCTAAGAGGAATATCCAATCGGAAATGAAGGTTTTACCAGCACGAACAGCACCAGAAAGAATTAAGATTCGCCAATCATCATGTAGATAAGACTGCAACACTTCCTGCTGTTTTGCGGTGAGTAAATCTGGTAATGCCAATGCTGATCACCCCTTTTCAAATAAAAAAGCACTCATTACGAGTGCTCCTACATTTATACGTATTTCCAGATATAACCGTTGGCTGTTTTACGTTTTCCACGGCAACAAGCAATGACACTGCTTGACCAAAATCCATGTCGCTGCGCTTCCATTGCAGAAGGGTATGTTTTAACGAACTCCCCTGACTTTGTATATTGAGCAACCTTCTTGCAACGAGTTACATTATTTCTTTGCTTATTTCCAATCTTCACTGCTCGTTTATTATAGCTGTTGTTGTATGCTTTTGTACACCACTCAAGATTGCTAACATAATTTTCAGTTTTAATTTCATTCTTATGGTTAACACATTCATAGTGGTTGGGATTAGGCAAAAAAAGCAAAGCTACTAATTTATGAACATCGATTGAATGGTGCTGAAAATTAACATGAAGATATCCACCATTATTGAAACTCTGTTTCAAGATTGTTTCTTTTGTATAGTAGGTTCCACCTTTAGGTGCTATATGTTTTCTAGGCAAAGTTTTTACTCTTCCTAAATTAGATACAGCATAAAGGCCCGCATAATTGTTGCCACGAATGGTCTTAACATTTTTCCAGACTTCATTCGGTAAAGCCGAGGTGGTTGTATCTTTCCAATAATTCTTTATAATTGTCATTGTAATCATATCCTTTCTATGATTGCCACGCTCTAGGGTGTCCCCACACCGCTAGGGCTTTTATTTTACAGTTATATTATATCATTTATTACTATCAGCTTTATCGCTTTCACGAGTTAACTTGTTCATGATTGCATCTAAGGCTGTAGCAACATCTGCGCCGTTTTCTTCAAGTGACTTTGCCCTTGCCTCCGCAACTCGTGCATCAGCATTAGCCTTACGGACCTTAGCCCGTGTAAGCTCAGGCGTATCGTTATCAGACAGCATACCGGCCATTTTTAAAATCGTAGTCGCCGATTGCAGCTGAACCATTTCTGATTTAGCTTCTAACAACTCTTTCAGCTTCTTAAGTGCCTTACTTTCGTAGTCATTTTTAACAACAAGTGATCGGTACTGTTTTTGCGCTGCCTTGAATAGTTCTTCGTTTTTCCAATTACTCAAAGTAGACCTACTTCGTTGAACTGACTTAGCAATTTCTTCATCGGTCAACTCATCTTCAAACAGCAACATAACCGCTTTTTGCCGACGCTTGTCCAACTTGTAAAAAGGCCCGTCTTGTCCCGTTTTGTTTACTTTACTCATGGCATATCACCACACCTCGTTTCGTCAAAATAAAAAGCGACAGCCGTTAAGCTATCACGCTTTGATATACTTATTTTTCCATATCGCCTTATCGAATCGCTGTTCAATTGTGCCAGCCGGTAACAAAATCATTTCATAGCCATCTTTGCATTTTGCCGTAAGCGTATCGTAACCGGTTTCGCCATTTTCATAGGTTTCAGCGACTATCAGGCCTTCTATGTCGCTTGCATTGATAGCGTGCATTTTGCCTTCAATATCAGGAACCAAGTAAATAACGTTTGATCGTTCCATTTTGCACCTCACAACTTCATCATAGGCGGTTTAACACTATACCTGGTCTTTTTATCAGTCTTTGTCTTTACGGGCTTGTGTCGTTCATTCTCGGCCTTGTGTCGCTCTCTGCATATCCGGTCAGCATGAGCCAACGCGATATACTCAGACCGGCTACTGACTAGCCCATATTTCTTTGTGATAAACATTCGTTCGCTCTCCCAACCAAATAAAAAAGACGGGCCGAAACCCGTCCATTGAAACTGATGCGTAAGCAGCACGCCAACGACCACTGTCAACGTACACGCTAAAACCATTTATTAAATCAACGAAAAATAGTTTTATTTTTTTGCCCGTAGGCAATGGAAATGGTAGGAATCGAACCTACGAACCCGAAGGAACGGTTTTACAGACCGTCGCGTTTTCCATCTTCGCTACATTTCCGAAACCCGCCGGCGTTGATAAGGAACACCAGTGCCGGAAGGATTATATGCAAAGGATTATGCAACCCGTTTAATTTGTGCCATTTCTGGCAAAGGATAGGTAGTGGACTCGCACCACTTTTTGCATGCTGCTAACGCCGGTAGATCGTTCAAATAACGTTAACAGTAAGCCCACCTGGGACCTTCCAACTATCTGTCGTGTCTTTCAGATAGTAACACCGTAAGACGGAATCGCACCGCCTCGCAAATGATCATATATTGGAGCGATTAGGTTTAAGGTTTACGGAAGTGATCATTTGCCATCTTATACGGTATGAAAAAGCAAGTTTCCTTGCTTAGTAAGTAAAAAGTCGCTTCGCAATTCGCGAATATTTTTTCTTGCGCATGCAAGCCTAGAAATCAAAGTATGACTAAATTAAACAATCGTCTTGAAAGGATTTCATTTCCAACAAATTTGAAAGACCATCGGAACAAAGGTTCTATGCCATCTCTGGCACAATACCAATATACCGCATTTTCAAAGGTTGTTTAATCCCCTCTTAGTACCCCAGTTGGTACTACCTTATATACCACTTTTCAAGCCGTTGCCTTTTTCATGATTGTAAATGTTGGGAATAGCTCTTCAACTTGATACTTTGCAATAGCCGTTTCGATTGTTTCTGAAAACTCATAGCATGCGAATTTCTCTGACTTGTGCCAGCTCTTGTTGCTACTGATATGCAGCAGCTCTTTGACGTCTTCTACTTGTTCCCGCTTGACAAACCGGTTTTTCAGAATAACTCGGCTTTCTTCGCTTAAACAACCGTTGATTGCTTCATATACTGCATTTAATGCCCGTGAATACTCCGTGTGAGCGATAAAAGCGTCTTCGTTGTGATTTCCACTACTACCACCGAAACCGCCGTCAGCAGACAATGACGGGCTTTTAATGTCGCCTGACCCTGCTTTGCGCAGAATGTGGCTAAACGTCCGCTTGTTAAAGCCATCATCAAAAAAGAAATCGCGCACCGCTTGACGGGTTGCTTGCTCATCGATTTCATCAAATAATTCTGCTTGTTTAACTGCCATGCCCTAACCCCTTTCGACTTCATAGCGTCCCAGATACGGCTTTTGCTGTCGTCGTTTCAAATAGTTATGCAGCGCACGGGTTTTAAATCCTAACGCCCGTTCTGCTGCTTGAATGCTGCCATAATGCATGACTTTGCCTAGCTTTAAATCTTTAATGGTGATTTTTACACCAGGCCTTTTAAATGACGGCAACTTTTGATGCATAACCTTTAACGCACCGTTTCTTCGTACGTGGTAAAGATAGCTTGTTCTAGGGATTGGCACGCTCTCAAGAACCCAGTGCCAGCTCTTTCCTTGCTCTAACGCTTCCTTTTGCTTTTCATAAATCTCTGCTTCGATTGCGAAGTTATCAACGCTTTTCCCGTGCTTATGATAGCTTGCTCGCATTTCCTTAATCATGCTTTGCAATCTCTTATACTTTGCCGTTGCTGTTTCACCATCTGGGCAACCATCATCGTCCAGAAAATCATACTCAAAATATAAATCTGGGTATGTTGTTCGATACCAGTTTTCAAGCTGGCAAAATTCTTGCATATCTACCATCTAACCGCCTACCACTTTCAACGTTGCCAAAACTACCAGTGCCCAAAATAATAAGCATGCAGCAAAGACAAACCCTAACCCGTTCCAGTTACGCATCATAGATCACCATTGCCTTCATGCCGTTCCTCACTTTCGATAACATGCTTACCCGTCATATATACGCTTTCCCAGCCAGTGAGAACTTTTGGAAAATGCTTTGAATAATAATGCCCTTCGTCGTTGTACATTTCATCAAGCAGCACGGTTTTGTTTAACTTGTTCAGCTCGACAATTTGATACAGCCGAAAACCATCGATCAGTGTAACTAACTCGTTGTTGCGAAACGCCTGCTCTACATCACTAACCATGTTTTAACCTCGCTTTCGCTTTAAATCCTTGATTCGCCGATTAATTAAGGCATAATACGTTTCTAACAGCATGAATTGCGTTTCCGCTAGTGAAAGTTGTGCATCACTAACCGTCTGCCGATCACGCTGAATGTCTAAGAAAGCGACAAGTTCATCAATCTTTTCGTCAACTTCTTTGCACTCATGCTTTAACTGTTTTTTCAGTTCTTTCATCGCCAACGCCTCATTTCCTTTTCTCGCTCTTTTCGATATGCTCGCCAACGTGGACCAGAAACGCCTGGCCCGTTGGCACGATAGCAACGCTTGTATGCTTTCAGTGCAAGTACAAGCCCCGCATGTTCCCGTGCCCGTTTACTGCTCATTATTCTTGCTCCTTCATGATTAGATATGCACCACCGAAAACCACTGTACCTGTCAACGCAATTGAAAAAACCTTGTCGCCAATAGCAGCATTAGAACCATCAAACCAAAAATAAATAAAAGTTCCGACAAACGTAGATAGCCACGATACGAAAAACAACACTCCGAATAGCCTTTTTGCTACTTTCATTCTTTTTCCTCCAACATTTTTGCAATCCGCTTTTCAGCGCTATCAACTAACGCAGCATAGCCTTGCATGGTCTTGATTTCGTCATCGTTGTTCGCCGTCTGCTTGATATACTCGTCAAACGCAGCACTTAGTTTGCGTCCGCAGTACCAGCGTCGCAGCTCAACCACTTTGCCATTTTCCTTGTTAATGCCAAACTTAACTAAGATAGCAGGATTGTAACTGTCGCTAGTAATGTAATAGTTGTCGTCAATCTTGATATGCATCTTCAATCACCTCGATACTGACGATTCGCTTTGGTGCAATAGCGATCGAATGGCCTAGTTCTCCAGTTGTTCGATACAGTGTGCCTTTACGCAACGCCTGATCAATCAGCGCGGTTTCGGTGCGGAATACGCCTTTGATGTTGAGTGATTTAAGTCCGTCATTAGTGTTGAATATTAGCAACAACCGCTTTGGCTGTTCGTTGTTTTCAGTCCCTTTGTAGCTTGATACCATGCTTTAGTCCTCCTCGACTTCTTCCGCAGCTCGCCATAAATCCATAGGGTTTAAGTTGGCACATAATTCGCTATTTGCAATTTCGCTGATTTCGCCAGCCGTGAATGCCACTTTCTGATTGCTCATCTTGGCGATCTTGAGCGATGTTACGCTCCACGTATCTGTGCCTTCTACCTTTGCCAGATACCCATATTCGGTGTTTAGCAGCTTGATATAATACTTCGGTTCTAACTGCTCATCGAAATACTCGAACAGTTGATTGTTAATCTCACGCAGCACTTCTCGATCAGTCTTGTTGCTTCGTTCTGGCACGAAATCAACCGTGAACCAACCGGGCTTATCACCTTCATAGATAAACGAGTTTGCGACAAACTCTTCGCTAATAGCGTCATACAGACGAATTGCAAAGCTGTCTTGCGAGCTTAATTTTGCAACGGCATAGGTGTAATGAAACGTACCGATTGCTTGCTTGGTGATTTCGCTTAACTTTTCTTTAGTCAACATTTGCCATACTCCTAACTTCTATCTCGATTCTTGGTTGCTCCATATATCGTTTTTCGGCAACCATCTTTACTATTGCGTTATCATCTACCCATAAAACGCCCGTGAGTGCGTCTAAGGTGCTTTTAATGTAATTATCCAAATCTGGCTTTACTATTGGTCTATGGCGTCCTAACAGCCTTAGTTTGCGTTCTTTTTTGCTTATCGACTTTTGAACAGCTCGACCGAAAATAATTGTTACTTCCAGCTCACCATCTAACGGCTTACCGTGATAGCTTGCTTTGGCTAGCTTGTGCAGCGAACGCTTGAATTTAGCTGTTTTTGGTGGGTCATACAGCCGAATTCCCTTGCCGAACCTTCTTGCTCTTGGTCTTGCTTGTGCTACCGGCTCAATCGGTAAGATCAGTTTAATCATTGGTAAATATCCAGTGAAAAACCTACTAACATGCAGATTGCCATGCTGACAAAACTCGTTGCAATAACTTTTAAGCCGATTAATCCGTTAAACCAAATGGCAACGGCGAATCCAACGGCTATCGCTAAAGATGAAACTATTCCAAGCACATAAAAAAGTTTAATTAAAAACTTCAAACCCTATACCCCCATATCATGCATTAAGCTTGCGTCTACTTCGTTGTTGCTGTCCCAGTGCCCGGAACTTTTCATGATTCTTACGATTGCCGGGTCAATACGCAGCATGCCATCACCATGACAAATTGGACACGTTCGTTCAATTGGTTCATAGTATCCGGTGCCGTCGCAGCATGCACACGTATAATCAGTGTCTAAGATCATCTTGTCTTTCGTTAGCTTTAACATCTCATCACCTTCTAGATCATGCTCGCTCGAACGTCTGTCATGCCGTTAAACACCAGTCGGCGCTTTGGATTACGTGTTATCAGTCTGCTTAATAGCTTCTCGTTATACATTGCTTCAAGCTCTGCCATCGTGTTGTTTGTTGTTACAATCGTCGCTTGATTGCCGTATCGTGCGTCTGCTACTGCAAACAGTCCCTTTTGCATATCAACTCGGACTTGGCTTTGTTTGTCGGTCCGCATACCGCCTTCTGTTCCGAAGTCGTCTAAGATTAGAACGTCCACCGGCTCAATCTTCAATCGCTTGTCGCCCTTCATATAGGCGTTCAGCTCATAAAGCCGGTTTTGAGCTTGTTTGTCGTCAAAACGCATTGCATACAGTTCTGCTAGTGCGTCGGTTGAAACAAACATAGCCGTCTTGTTTGAGTTGTTTCTGATAAAATCAACCATTGCCAACGCTAGGCTTGTCTTGCCGGTGCCTGGCTTTCCTGCTAGATAAACCCGATATGGTTTGCCTTCCGCAATTTCTTTGGCTAACAAATACGACTGATTGCCTAGATTGCGGGCCAATTGCTCATTTGGCTGTTTCTTTGGTTGCCAATCAGCATATGTGAATTTGATTGGTTCACCAGTCCATAGCGACTTTCGATAAACCCGATTAAAGTTGTGCCGTGCATTCTCTTTACGCCACTCGTCATGCAACGGTTCAGCTTTCTTTTTAAGATAGTCAACCGCTGCTTGCTTGTCTGTCAGATCAACGTCGGGAAGTTCCCAACCTTCTTTTGCAAAGATTTTCTTCAAACTCTTAACGCCTTCTTTGGCGCTGTCCTTTACGCTTAGCATGTTTCACCTCCTACCAGTATTCGTTGTCCATCTGATACCGCGTCAATCCGTTAGGGTCTGGCTGACCAGTCATTGGATTAATCCTTTCGGTATAGTAAGGATCGTTCTTGTTTGGTTGGCCCTTCACTTTCTCGTTTAGATAGTCTTCAAACTTAGTTCCAAACAGCGTTAACGGCCGTAGATATTTGTTCATTTTGTTGTCGTTCAGCCAAGTAGCAGTTTTCTTGTCGATAACTGTTTTAAAGTCATCAACGGTGAATCCTTCTTTAAGCCTTGCTTGCACTAGCTGCTTGGTCTTTGGTGTAGTTGCTTTGTAGTGGCTATCTGTTTTTTCATTCAGATAGTCAACGATTGTTTTAATCTTTTCAGCCACACTGTCGGGCTCTGCCCGACTATTATTGTCTGTTGTAATCTCTGTCGTAATCTCTGAGTAATCTCTGGTATTGGTTTGCTCATTTTGAGCAACTCCGTTTGCTCTTTTTGAGCAGTCCGTCTGCTCATTTTGAGCAACTCGTTTGCTCATGCCCCTATCAACTGCATCGTAATCAATCGAATACCACTTTGTTTTGTCAAACCCTGCTTTATTGAAATTGCCGGTAATGATCAATCCTTTTTTCTCGCAGTTTTCGATAGCTCGGCGAACCGTTGCTAAGCTCCAAAAAGGAAAATTGTCTTTTTGCCATTGCTTATAACTGTTGTAAATCCACTTTCGACCATTAATTAACTTGGCGCTTTTACCATTTAGCCAATAGTTAAGCTGTTGCAGCACGATCGCTTCGTTAAGTCCAAATGCTTTTGCTAATTCACGATCAACAACAATTGGGTGCGAATCAAAAAGCCACTTACTCATTGCCATATACCCCTTTCACGCCGATTCGTTTCAATGTTTCTGCGTTGACTTTCACACCTAAGTTGGTTAAACGATATTTCTTACAAAATGTTTGATAACCAATTTGATGGAATTCCGTATGATGAACCCTGCATAAGGCTGATAATCTTGCTTGCGTATGGTCTAGCTTGTTACGGTTACGACCCATGCCGACTTCATCAATATGGTTGATGTCAGCAGCACGACCGCAGATCAGACAACGCCTTTTTTGAATGCACTTAAATTGGAAATAACTTTCATCACGTGGTAACAACGGATAGCCATCGTTAATCGGGACTCCATAATCGAAAATAAAATCAATCACCAAGTTAATCAGTTCTGTTGCGTCTGATACCGTGCTAACAGTATCGTTTGCCAAGCTAATCTCTTTACCGGCTGTTTTAATCGTGTATTGAAGATAAAAGTATTCCTTTAACCACTCAGCCGGTTCACCTGACCAGCGATGAATATCGCTTAACAGTGCGAAAAATAAGCGCCGTTGTTTTGGTCTCGCTTTGCGTTTATCTGGGATTTCGTATTGCACCGGTACGCCGTTTGTTTTGCCGTACATCGTTTCGATATGCGACAAGTTAGGCGTTTCGTCCGGTGCAATCCACCACCCGCCCTGCTCCCAGTACGCTTTACCAGATTTCATCAGAACGGCATGTTAGGGTCGCTTTCAAACGGCATACCAGCGTTAAAGTTTCCAAAATCGCCGTTATTTTGTTGATTTCGGGGTGCTTCATAAGGGTTTTGCTGGTTGAAATTGGATTGACCTTGATTTTGTTGTTGGTTACGGCTCGATAACAAGCTGATATTGTCAGCTACTACCTCTGTTACATAAACCCGCTGACCTTGATTGTTTTCATAGTTGCGGGTTTGAATTCGGCCTTCAACACCAATTAACGAACCTTTACCGGCGTAATTGCATAGAATTTCCGCCGTCTTGCCCCAAGCTTGAATCTGAATAAAGTCGGCTTGACGCTCGCCGTTTTGGTCCTTGAATCGACGGTCAACGGCTAGAGTAAAGTTAACGAACGCCTTACCGCTGTTAGTGTTGCGTTGTTCTAAATCCTTAGTGATACGGCCTGTAAGTGATACATTGTTAATCATTCTGCTTTACCTCGCTTGCTAAAATTGCCTTAACCGCTTCTACATACTCGTTGCCGGTATGTTTGCCATCGCCTAGAACGCCATTTACAAGCTCCTCAGCCCGTTTTGCGTCTCCATCAAGCCGATTAATCAGCTCCATCATCAGGCGCTTGTATTCGGCTTGTAGGGCGCTCATTTTGCGTTGCTGATTAACTTGTTCCTTGCGCTGTTCCGCTTGTTGTTTGTCAGCCTCGTTAATATCAGCCATTGGTAGGTCTTCACCGGCATAAATGCTTAAACCAAGACCTGCAAGGGCAAGGGCCTTAACAAGACAACGCTTTTGTGTCTTATTGATTTCTTTCATCGTTGGGTTGATAACAGCATTGTTGTTGTTATCCATGACATAAAGGCTTTCCGTGTATGGTTCGCCTTCGATTGTGATAGTGCATTCGACCATTGTTCCGGTCATCGTTGTTAGATATGGAACTTCTCGATCAATCAATTCAGCACGCTTAACGACTGTTCGATATTTGGTGTACTCTTGATTGCCATACTTTACCTTGTATGGTTCTTGTGCCGTTGTTAGTGCCATTTCTTTATACTTGGTAAACTTTGGCGTTGGTGTGTCTGGATAAATTGACTTAACAAAGTTCCAGGCCCAAGACCAACTGACATAACTAAGCGCAGGGCCTTTCTTCATCTTGATAACTTCAACGTGTTTTGAAACATCGACCGCAGATAACGTTTCAAACACTGACTTCTTCTCGTCTGTCATTTAATAACCCCCTTGTAGTTAGTAGCTAGGTAAGCGCCAGGAACGTCTTTACCGTCCTTGATAGCCTTTTTAATATCCGTCTTGCTAGGTTCTCGCTTGACGGTAACTTTCTCTTTGTAATACTGGTCAGGAATTAACGACTGATCGCTAAACTCTACCTTTTCGCTCTTGCGCTTGCTGTATACGTGCTTATCCGTTCGGACCTTTGCCGAACCAGAATTAGCAACGATATAACCGATATACTCTTGAAGGCGGTCAACACGGGCTTTTGCCTTATCCCGTTCTTTCTTGATGTCGGCCATCTTTTCCAGCTCATGGTTATAGATGGCTAAATCCTTTTCGGTGTCATTGATCAGCCAGGCAATGGCGTCCAGCTTGTCAGCCAGTTCCAATTGCAGGGCGTCGATCGTGTCCGTGTAGGACTGCTTATCGATTTCACCGTCGGCCCGTTTCTGATCAACCGTTGCAATAGCAGCAATGATTTCAGCAGTGTTCATTTATTTGCCTCCAAATTTGTTAAAATCGTTTTATTACTTAATAAAGGTTGTGAACGTCATTAGGAATTTCCTTAACTGGTTCAAAGCAATAGCTGCTACTTCATTCTTCATATTTCTATTTATTAGAATGTTTGAATCAGTCTTACGTTTTGTTCCAAAAGATTCAGCTTTATATCAAATAATCGTCACTTTTGACGTAGCTAAATTTAAATCAGCCCTTTTTGTGGCAATCTTTCTTTTATTTGGTCTTTACGTTTGTTCTGGTCTAACTTGTATTGCTATTCGTGATAGCTTAAAACTCAGTCGTAAACAGTTCGATAATCTTTGTGCTACCGTCTTTACAATTTGCGTTTCAGTTGCTTTAACTTTGATTCTTGCTGTTTCTTTTAGCTCTGATCCCTTTTCTTTAGCCACAACAGGAATTTCATTTGTAGCCCTCTTGTCGCCCTTAGTAGCCAAAATATTTCGGCAATCTTGAATGGTAAAAAATTGTCATAAAATGGATACAGTTTTCTGTCCGTCAATGGGTAAGAAAAGGCAAGAAGTTGTAAGAAAATAACCATCTCGATATAGCCTTTAACAAATATCAATATTCATTTCTCCCTAATCGTGCTTCGGTTCCGGATAATCGTTATTTTCATCGATCAGCGCGTCTTGGTAGCCTTCTTCGTAACCAGACTTCCAAGCTTTGACTAAATCGGCTTTCGTATATTGCTTTTCCATGCTATAATCGCCTCGTTAGTTAATTTTTCGTTGGCATTACCGATGTTCGGTAGTGCCTTTTTTTGTTGCGCTAACAGTCATCTGCCATGCGAACATTACAATCCAGATCAATGCGACCCAGTTTGCCTTAATGAAATGGTTGGTCATGTACAAATACATGAACCCACCGCTTAACAGCGACCAAACAGCTGCCTTAATGGTTCCCATGTTTACCACCTCGATTAATACCTGCTTGCTTTTCAAGCGCAGCAACCTTGTTAGTCAGGTCTGCTAGACCAATGAACAAGACCGCTACTAACAAGCCCAACAATGCGATTGCAATAGCCATTTACTTCACTCCCCAATTGAACTCGTGATAATGTTCGTTGACCCAAAGACTGGCATCATAAGCGTAGATAATGGTTTTACGCCCTGTGCCCGGAAACGGGTCGATCACAAACCCTCCGTTTTCGATATAAATCTCTGGGTAACGATCAAAGATTTCACGCTTAACCCATGCTCGGCCTTTACTTCCTAGACAATTCTTGCGGAACTCGTCAACGTCCCACGTCTTGCCCTTCAACGTTTTTTCAGGGACTAGCCCCAGTTTCTTAATCGATTTCTCAACAGAATTGTCAAGAATCCAGTCATCAATTGTGATTTCCATTTGATCACCTTCTAATGAAAGGCTGACTACTGCCAACGCTTTGTTCGCGACGTCTTATCTGATTTGCTAGTTGATTCCGATAAATGATTGATCAACTTATTTGCGTCTAATTTAATGTCGCTGTTTTCAAGACTGATTAACTGCTGCAACAGTTGATTAGTCTTTTTTTGTTCCTTAATAATCGCTTTTAGCCAGTCTGCTAATTTCATCTTTAATCCTCCGATAGAATACTGTTTGGCTCATAGCGCTTTTTATTTCCGTTGCTGTCGATTGTGTACATTGGAATGCCGTTTTCCCGTGCAAATCTTTCAATGACACTTTCTCCAGTTTGGCGCTTGTGCCAATCGCTAATGACGGTCATCGCTTGAACCGTCGCATAGTTAACGTCATGGTTTAGATAATCGAGAAGGAATTCGAACCCGCCATTGATTTTTTCGTCCCAACCAATCTCTTCATCAATTTGCTTTGACACTGAAAAATAATCCTTACAGCCCCACTTTTGACCGTCATAGGTCTTTTCAATCGGGAATACTTGATCAAATAAGCGTGGGGTTAATGCTCCTACGGTTTTGTCTAATGCACTTGCCCAAGCTAAACGTTCTTTCCAACGCATTTCGTCAACGAAAATTGCCTCTTTTACAAGCCGATATAAAATGACTTGGTTGTGAATATCTTGATTGCTTCGCATAATCTGGCCTCCTAGTTAACAAGCGTAACTGCAGTTACACTTGTAAAATCTTCGTTTTGGATAAAGTCCCCAAAGTTCTGTTCAACTGTGTTTATTTGATTGCTGATTCGATAGCTTTTACACCTTTGTCAAAGTAAAGCCACTGTGGCACTTCTTTGTCTGAGCTACGCGACTTGCTGTTAGCCCAACGACCGTATTCGTTTTGTCCAGGCTGTTCAGCTTTTAACCCCAACTGGTTAGCGATACGGCCAACTTTGTTAGAAGTGATGCCTAGCTTTTGCCCAATTTGTGTTGCCGTGTACTCTTTGTGTTTCATGACTGGCAATGTCATTTCACCGGTCAACTCTTTAGCAGCATGAGCTAGTAGCGATTGACGGGCTGTTTCTGAACTGGTAGCCATTGCGATTTTGTACATCATGTTGGCTTTGCGAGTAGCAGCGTTGTCTTCCATGATTGACAATCGTCGTTGCTGTACCAATGATGGGTTATTGTTCTTAATCGCTTCTCGCATGTTGAAGTAGTTATCAAGCAGCTGCTTATACACCCTTGTCGCTTTTTCATCGTCCATGAATTTAACAAGTAATGAATAACCACGTTCACTTAATAGGTAGATATGCTGAGTGCGGTTGCTTTTATCAAGCCCTAATTGGTGGGCGAAATTTCTAAATGCTTCTGACGCATTTAGAAGATCAATTACATCAATGCCATCTTCGAACCATTTACGGTTGTTGTTGATAAGTCGGTTGATGTTTCCAACTGACTGTTCATGAATTTGTGCAACATCTTTAGCTAAGATTGATTTTTTGTTTTCACCAAAGCCACCTTCAATTCCAGTGAATTCAATGTTGCCGATATGTTCTTTACCGATCACTTTGATTGCTGGAACGTTTTCCAGAATCTTTTCAGTGTTGAAAGTTTCCATAAAAACACTCACTTTCTAGCTATTTTAGCTAACTTTGCTTTAAAAAAATATCCAACGAAACACCTAACGCAATGCTTGCCCGCACTGCAATATCGGTTGACATCTTCCGACTGCCATTAACAATTTGACTTAAATAAGCCGGCGTAATGCCAATTTGTTCAGCTACATAGCCTTGCTTCAAACCGCGCTTTTTAATTTCTTGGTTCAAAACATCACCGGCGTTGTGCCGAATGATTTCTGGCATTCGATCACCTCCTCGCTGTTTTGTTTAACTTAACGATATTAATAATAACTAAACAAAATAGCTAAGTAAACACCAAAGTTAAATTATTTATATATTTTTTTAAAAAATGCGTTTAAATCGTGTATCATAAAAAGAAAAACAGGTGGTGATTACAATGTCAGAATTCAGCGAACGTTTAACTAACCTTCGTGAAAATAAAGGTTGGTCTAAAACCTATGTAGCTAAAACTATTGGACTATCTAGCATGCAGACTTATGCTAACTGGGAATATGGACGCACTGAACCAGACTTTGAGAATGTTTCACGTTTAGCTGACTTGTTTAATGTAACGACCGACTATTTGTTAGGGCACAAAGAACCTAAAAATAAAATTACAATTCAGCAAGCAATGGACACTATCATGTCAGCAGACGGCAAAGAACCAACTGAACATGATAGGAAGTTAATGGAAAGTATCATAAAGGCGTACTTAGACAATCGGGACTAGCTAGATATGGACGTTCGCAACATTGTCAAACAACTAAATATCAACGTACATTATATAGATATGGAAAAGCCTGGCTATGCAACGATCAGTGCAGACAAGCAGCTAAAGTTTGTGTTCATCTCTAACCGCTACCCAGCGCGAGTGCAGGAAGTTACGCTTATCCATGAGTTAGAACATATTGCTAAGCAGTCAGGCCAAACAGCACTTTACAACGCTACCGTTTCGGCCAAAATGAAAATGGAAAGCGAAATCAACCGTTGCGTTGTCTATGAGCTAGTAGACGACTATATCAAGCATACCGGCATTGAACCGGAAAACATCAACTATGTAGACTTTATGCAGCTTAACTATATATCGGCAAACTATGAATCGGTCGTTAAAGAAACGATTAAAAATTACAAATAATTGGGGTTAGATAATATGGAAAAAGTAGGCTTTCTTTTAGTATCAATTGTTTTAGCAGCTCTCATCGTTTGGAAACTTGTTTTGCCAGACTATCATAAAAAGAAATATGTTCGAATGGTTCTGTGGTCAGTTTTAGCGCTTGGTTTTGTATCAGCTGGCATTCAAGGACCGACACCAGCAGATAAGAAAGCAGCAAGTTCTTCAAGCACTCAATCAAGTTCAAAAACTAAATCGAGTAGTGCGAAAGAAAGTTCAAAAACTAAATCAAGCAGTAAGGAAGAAAGTTCAACTAAAACATCAAGCGCTAGTTCTTCAAGCGCTCAATCAAGTTCAAAAGCTAAATCAAACAGTAAGAAAGAAAGTTCAGCTAAAACATCAAGCAACAAAAAAGAAAGCTCAACTAAAACATCTAGCAGCAAGAAAAAATCAGATTCGATTAATGATAAGTTAATGAAATCATTAACTGAAGATCAAGGGTGGGCTAATGGCACGCTTGATAAAGACGGCAATCCTGTTCAAAATGGCGAAAAATTCCCACAATTCAATTGGGCTACGCACGTTCAAAAAATTTTATGGAAAGATAACGGCATTGAAGTATACATCTATGACGCTGATAATCTCACTGAATCGCAGCTTACAACCGTCGCGCAATCAGCACAAAGCGCAGCAACTGCTACCTTGCTTACCGAAGGGAAAATCAGCGATAAGGAATCAGTTCAAGGGATTCATACCACTGTTTACAGCGGTAATAACGTTATCGGGCATTCAAAAGTATTTTCACCAAAAGAGTTTAAGTGGACTAAATAACAAAAATACCCTAGCCGTAACAGCTAGGGTTTAAAAATAGGCTTAAATCGAACATATGTTTAACTAGAAATTTTCTTGCCAGAATTGGTTTAAGCAATCTAGCTTTTTCTTGTAATATTGTCGTTCTTTGCCTGGTTCCATATCTTTGGCAATTTCATTCAGTGCTACAATATCAACTTTCGGATTCGTTTTCGTGTAATCAAGCATTGAGAAATCACGACTACGCCCGGGATCAATGTATTGCCCTGTACCAGGTTTAATGTTTTCAAGTTCTGTTTTAAAAGCATTAAGCGCAGCTAAATTCGCCTCGCCTAAAAGTCTATCTATTTTATCTACTGATTCAGCAGACGGCTTAATCTTTTTAGCACGGTCTATGAAATCGACAATAACTTCACTCTTAGGGCTAGCGTCAAAATAACCACTTGCTGCTAGATTGCCTAATGTTATCTCAAGCATTGGCGTTATTGTTTCTTGAAATTCTTTGTACTGAACCATTGCATTGTCAACTTGACGTTTGTATTTTTCTAACTCAATTCCTTTACTACTGATCACAAAACGTTGTATTTCGTCCCAAAAGACAATAGTAATTACTAATTCCATGAACAACGCCATTATTACAATAAACCAGACTGGCAGCCCTTTAAAACTTGTTAACAACAGAATCATGCTACTGGGAACAATCAACGAAAAAACAGCCCAATATATCATATTTATCACTTTTTCTTTCATACACATCACCGATTCAATTATAACAAAAAAACCTAGCTAAATAGCTAGGCCGGTGATGCGTGTAGTATTTTGTATTCTAATTATAACACCAATCACATCTTTATTGAACGTATGTACGAAAGGATTAGACTATGGCATCTTTTACTAAACGAAACGGCAAATGGCAAGCTCGTATCAGCTGGCATGATGAAAATGGCAAGCTCCACCAAAAAGCAAAATCTGGATTTGCCACCAAAGCACAAGCGAAAGACTATGCAACAAAAATGGAAAATGAGCTAATCAATGGCGTTGACATTGCAGCAGACCCGGTTTTTGCAGACTACTTTAAAACCTGGTATGAAACTTACCGGTTGCCAAAAATATCAAAGGCAACGGCTGGCAACTATATCATTTCTAGTCGAGTTATCACGAAATATTTTGGCGATATCAGAATCAAGCAGATCAAGCGCAGCACCTACCAAAAATTTTTAAACGACTACGGAAAAGATCACTCGTTTGGGACGATGAAAGAATTGACTTCAAAAATTAAAGCCTGTGTTAAATCAGCAATTGCAGACGGCATTATTTCAAAAGACTTTACCTATAACGCAAATATAACCTACAACAAAGCTTTAACACGGAAACCTGAATATTTATCTATCAGTGAGCTTAAACAGCTGATATCAGCTCTTAATGACGATTTAAGACCAGATAACGTTAAGCCTTATATCGTCCTGACTGCCATTTATACTGGTGCACGATTTTCAGAAATTCTCGCTTTGACTTGGAAAGACGTTGACTACCTGCACCGAACAATCACGATTAACAAATCCATTGACTATAAATACAATACCGGATTTAAGCCAACTAAAAATGAAAGCTCAAACAGAACAATTCGAGTTAATGGTGAACTGCTTAAGATACTAGCGCAGTTAAAAACTAATCAAACGCCACTTTTGTTTGCGAAAACTCCGCAATCTTTTAAGAATAGTTTGCTGCAAGACGCTAATTCATATCTTAGATCAACCTTGGAACGAATCGGAATCAAAAAGCGCGATTACACATTCCACGCGCTCCGCCACAGCCATGTTGCGTTTCTTTTGAGCCAAGGAATTGATATTTATGCCATTAGCAAACGATTAGGGCACTCAAATATGACAACGACTATTAATGTATATGCTTACTTGATAGATGAATATAAACATAAACTTGACGATGAAATTGAGCAGAAATTAGCGCAATTATAG